GGCGGTTCAAATAAAGAAAGATTTTTAGAATTCTTACAAGAAAATATTTTAACTAAAATGAAAAATAAATTATTATTATTTGATAATGCTAAAAGTCATACAGCAAAAATAGTATCTAATACTATTATTAAAAGTGGTAATAATTATGTTCTAAATGTTCCATATAATCCACAAAGCAACCCTGTAGAGTCATACTTTAACCAATTAAAACATTACTTAAAATTGGATAGTAAAATAGAATACAAAGATATACTTAAAAGTATTAAAAAATCTATTAAAAAAATTAAAAAGAAACATTATAAAAATTATTTTTTTAATTCATTAGATAAAAGCAAATTAAAACCAAGAAAGAAAACAATTCATACAGTAAAAAATAGATACAAGAAAGATTAAATTTAAAGATAAGATTATATAAAGTAATAAGAATGCCTAAACAAAAAAAAGCAATTAAATATAAAAAAGAACAAGAAGAAATTATAGAAAAAATTATTACTATTTTAGATGCCACTAATAAAACCTTTATTTTATATGATATTGATAATGATGAAGAAAAACAAAAACAAATTTATAATTTGATAGATGATATTAAAAAATATTTTAGTTCTTATAATATTGGTGGATTAAAAGAACCAGATAGATATAAAAGAACTTGGTTATCAATTGTTAGACAGTTATTAAAAAAAAAATATAATGTTATTTCAGGTGATTTAACAATTACAAAAAATGACGAAAAGATTAGAACAAGAATTTATACATTAATTGATAAATAATGCGGTTAATATTAGATATAATAATCTTATTTAAAGATATAATGACATTATTATATATATAATGACAAAGAAAAAACCACCTGTTAAATATAAAGTTAAAAAATATGAAAATAGTTTAACTTATTATAAAACTATAAAAACCTCATTAAAAAATATAGTTAAATATGATGATACTATACTTAAATTAAATGATACAGTATGTAATGTAAATAAAATAAGTTATTCATACATTTCAATTTAGTAAATTATATTATTTACATTGTTATTCTAATAATAATGAACTACCAATAATTGATTTTGATTTCGTAAAAAATATAATCAAAATTATTTGTTCTATTGAAAAAGAAGATAAAAGAGGAAGAAAACCAAAACAAAGCACAATAGAACTAAAAAATAAATTAAAAATATTTTATGATACACATTATAAACAATTATTAGTAGGTGAAAATAATTTATATTTTACTCATCTTAATACATTATTAGATTATGAAACTGAAAAAATATTAACTTGTTTTGAAAATCATATTTCATTACATTTTTATGATTTTTTTAATAGATATATAAATGTTATTGTTGATAAAAAGCAAAACGAAGATAGTATTAAAAATAAATTTAAGGATAAACAATTATGTAAAAAAGAATTATCACAATATAGATGTCAATTAAACCGATTAAAAAAAGATATTTTATTAAATGAAGATAAATGTATAGAAAAATATAAACTAACAAAAGAAAATTTAAGAAGAAATATATTTAATAATTTTACTACCGATAAGAATTATTGTTATCAAGTAAAATGTAATCCATTAAATTTTATAAATATTTTAATTAAGATGTCATTAGAAATTGAAAAGAAACAAGAGAAAACTTTTAATGTTTTTCCTATGAGAAAATCAATTATACCAAAATATATTAAATTAGATACGGCAACTGTAATACATCTATTATTTACAAAAGATATGAATAAAACATTTTATTTAACAAAAGGAAATACAAAATCACAACAACATAATATTTGGAATAATTTTTTTAGATTAGAAAAGAAAATATTTAATAAAAAGGGTTATACTTTTAATGGTGAAATATCAACTGATGGATTTTCAGTAAGTATTTTATTTGTTAGAAGTGATTTATATAATTCTTCTGGTAAAAATAAAGTTCCAAGAACAATAAAACCAAAAGGATTTAGCAATGAAAAATATATAGATAATTTAACAATTAACGAACGAAAGGAACTTCAAAAATATAATGTTATCGGAGTTGATCCTGGAAAATCAGATTTGATATTTTGCACCACAAAAGACAAAGATGATAATATAAAAACATATAGATATTCACAAATACAAAGAATTAAAGAAACCAGAAGCAAACGATATATGAAAATAATAGAAAATGATAAAAAAATATTAAAAGTTGGCGATGATAAAACAATTAAAGAACTTGAAACAGAACTATCTAAATTTGATGCTAAAAGTTGCTCTTATGAAAATGTTAAACAATTTATTAAATATAAAAATAAAATAAATAATTTATTAGAAGAATATTATAAAAAAGTATTTATATAGAAAATTAAGATGGTTTAGTTTTATAAATCGCCAGAAAACAGAATATAGAATGATAAATAATTTTAAAAATAAATTTGGAAATCCCAATAAAACGATTGTATGTTTTGGAGATTAAGAACAAAAGAAACATTTGAAATTTTCACCGCCTACCAAAACTATTGGAATGAGAACTTTATTTAGAAAATCAGGTTATCAAGTGTATTTAGTAGATGAATATAAAACAAGTAAAATAAATCATTATAATTTACAAGAAAATGAAAAATTTAGAAAACGACAAAATCCAAGACCTTGGAAAACTAATATTGTTAAATATCACGGCTTACTACGCTCTAAAAGCGTTCCTAATAGTGAGTTGGATAAACAAATATTAGTAAATCGTGATGTAAATGGTTCTCTTAATATTCGTATGATAGCATTATGTCATATAAATAAAAAGAAAATACCAATAGAATTTTCACGAAAAACAATAATTCAGTAGGGCTTCATCGGCGTTAATCTATAAGATTAACTGATTAAACTTTATAGTTTAATTACCTATATAACTAACTTTACACGAGGTTGAAATACCTAAACTTTGAAATGTTTTTTGAGTAGATAACTGTTCATCTGAAAGTTTCAAAGGTGTAAACAATTTGATTTTTTCAACTTTTGTAACAAATCATTAAAATAATTTTTAATTTTTAATGCATTTCGTGATAAAATTATAACTAACGAAACAATAATTTTGATAAAAAAAAAAATACACAAAAATTAAAATAACGAAATCTCCATTTTTTATCATAAAAGTTAAAATTAAATATACTCAACATATTTCCAACATTTACTAGTTATTTTATTGTTTATATGATTAATAGGACAACCTTCTTCATGAATCGCTCTACCAACATATTTTTTATCTTTAATATCAAAGACTTCTAAGGTTTCATCATCCATTAGATATTTTTTGCCACAATCAACTATTTCTAAATATTGTTTTGAATAATCATATATAATTTTATTTGTTGAATAGATTATTGAATTTGTATCATTATTTGGAATAGATGTATCATAATTGAATAAAGAATCATCTGTATTTTCACTTTTATTATCAAATTCATAGGATTTATAAGACAACGTTTCTAAAAAGTCCGAAGATTCTGACTTATCATCAATAAAATATGAGCATTCAGATAAAATGTTTGAATGTTCATTTTTTTTTAAAGATTTATTTTTGATTTTAATGTCAGACTCATTTTTTTGGAAATCGTTCAAGAATTTTTCGATTCGTTTTTGGATTTCACAATTATCTAAATTATTTAAAATTAATTGTTCATCATCCATATTTTTACTGATGCCAACCTGATTAATAATTTTATTTTTCATGGTAGCCCAATCATTCATTTTTTTTATTTTTTTAATAATTTGAGCTCTCATTTTTTTCACATAATTCATTTGTATTCCATATTTTAAAGTTACTTTATCCAGAATTTGTGAAACAGCTTTATCTAATATTTTTTCATCATTCATATATAACCAATCAGTAGGTCCTTTTACAATATGTTTTCTACAACTACCATCGTTAGAGAATAAAATTCCATCGCATGTATTTTCTAATATATTAGTAGATTCTATTAATTCTTTGTTACAATCTTTCAAAATTTTATCAATTTCTGATGCGACAAAATCTAAATTATTTGTCTTGTGGGCAGTTAATAATCTATCTTCTTCACAACTTTTAATACCGCGTTTTTCGAGATATTTAAATACACCATCAGAAGGTGGATTATTTTTACAAAATTTATTCAATAGATCAACTGGTTTCATAGTATAAATATTTAATATTTTAATATCATTATAATTGGTAGTCATATTAATTGGATTTAGTGTTGTTAATTTTTGATCTATCTTATTTAATTTCTCTTTTAACAATTCAATTTCTTTATTTTTTTCTTTTTTAATATTCTTATCTATTTTTTTAACATTAGGATTTTTTTTACATCGATAATTTTTATGTCTAGACAAATTATTATTTTTTGTAAATTTAGAATTACAAAATGGACAAACAAATTTTTTAGAATCATTTTCTAAATTATCTATTAAATAATGTTGAAAATTTGGTACTATTATTTGATCTATATCTAATTCAGTATCTAAAAAATTATCTAAAATTTCCGAATGATTATCATTATCGTTTAAATTATTTTGAGCAAAAGTATCCGGATACTTTTGGATAGTATCCGGATAAGTATCCGGATACTTTTTGGATATATCCGGATACTTTTGGATACTATCCGGATACTTATCCGGATACTTTTTTGATGTATCCGGATACTTTTCTTTTTTTATATTATTTCCATGAAAATTATTACTTATAGTCATCTTATTAAATTTATCTAATTTATGATTATCGTCATTGATGTTTTTTAGCTTACAAGTCCTCATATGTCGATGCATATGACTATTATTACTCAATGATTTATTACAGTATAAACATTTATATTGTTGTTTATTATTAACATCATTCATCGTATTGTTTATTTGGTTTTTTTCATCTGTAAAATCTTCCATATTTTTATAATTATAATATTTAACTGGACCCTTATTTTCTTTTAACTTTTTTTGATGTTTTTTTGTATTAAGGTGTGCAGTATATCTTGTTTTATATTTTGTAAAAAACCCACATAAATGACATTTATATTCAGGCATTTCTATTATATAGATAGATAAAAATTAATCTTTAAATATCTTTAAAAATTGATGTTTTTTTGATGTTTTTGAGGAAAAATCATCAAAAATCAAAAACATCAAAAAAAACATCAAAATTTTTTGAAAAACATCAATAATTTTTTCTCTCAAAATAAAAAAATCAATGAAAAAAATCAAAATCATCAATTTTGGGTCCACTTTTTGATGTTTTTTTGATGTTTTTTACATTTCGGGTCCACTTTTTATACAAAATCATCAAAAAACATCAATTTTGGGTCCACTTTTTGATGTTTTGATGTTTTTTAGAATTTAGGGTCCAAAAACATCAAAAAAAAACATCAAAAAAAAAAATAAAAATCAAAAAAACACATTTTTATTTATTACCATATTATCAAGCTAAAAACATACTAAAAATACATTTTCAAAAAATTATGCTTTAAAAAAAAAATCATCAAAAAACATCAAAAAAAGTGCTCTCCTGACTCAAGGGAGCACTTTTTTCCCATCCGCGGAAAAAATTTTAAAAAAAAGAAAACTATTTTATTTTTTCATTTATTTTATTCATTTATTTTAAATATTTATTATCTTACTAACATCTATTTTTTAATTTTTTTAATCATTTACTAATTTATAATTTGTTTTAATAGTTCCGAATTTTTTTTACTATTTAATCAAATCAATATATATTCAATTTCAAAATTCACTTTTATCTGTATTTTTCAAAACTAAACTAATTTATATATGTCAATAAATTTTTTATTAAATAGATTAATTTATTGATATATAATATTGATAAAAGAAAAAATAAATTAGTAAATTGTTATTATTATAATCTAAAAAATTAAATTCAAACGCAGTATTTGTAACAAAGAAAAATTATTTTTTATTGGTATTTTTTTGTTTTATATAATATTTATTTTTGTTTTGTTTCATTTTTAATGATTTCACCCTTTGATAGGTCTTATAGCCTATTTGAGTATTCTTATTTTGTCCTCCACTCTTTATTTTTTTTTTTTTTAATGATATTTTATATTTTTTGACATTTCGTTTTTTTCTTTTCTTTATTGATTTCATTTTTTTTCTTGATGAACCAACTTTATCACTAAATAAAGTTTTCAAAGTATGTTCAATTTTCCTCCAAATAGAATCATTAAAATTTTTAGTACTTAATTCATGTTTATATTCAGCTATTAGATTTGATCCATTATTAATTTTTTGATATTGTAATCTATTGAATGGACTAATTAATTTATCAATAGTATCAACATCAAAATGTTTTTCTTCCGATTTTAGTGATTGATAAAATTTTTCTGCTAATTTGTTATTAAAAAATATAAATTTGGATCTATTAAAAATTTTTTGAGTATTAATATTTAAACTTTTTTGAGTATTAATAATTAAACTTTTTTGAGTATTCTGCATTTTAAATATCATTGATTTATGTTTAGCTTTGCATTTATTGCTCTTGTTATCACGTCTACAAATCTTAGGATCACATTGTGAATTATTTAAATATGTACATAAATTAACTAATGCTTCACTTAGTTTATATTTAGGGTTATATTTGTGAATAGCTTCTAAAATTTTTATATAAATAGAATATGTTTGATCATCCATTTTTGTTCTATTTTCAGAATCATATTTAATAACTTTACATGGTTTCTTATCATATAATTTTTCATTCATAATTCTTCTATTGAAATGTAATAGATTACGGATTATTTCTTCATATAAAATGTCTCTAGTAAGATCAACTAATAGTTTTTTTTTAATAGGATTTGGGTTATCACTCGTATAATTTTGTAATGATAAATAAAATTCTAAAAACTCCTTTAGTAATTTATTATGTTCTTTATGACAACAATTACAATCACAGATTTGTACAAGAGTTTTATCTGGATGATTTGGTAATGATGTTAGTTTTAGATTTTTATAGAATCTTGATATATTAGTTGTTAGAGTTATTATTTGTGTTTCAAAATCTTTAGATTTGAATGAGTCATTATTGTAATGATCATTTTGTTTTTTTAATTGATCAGTTAAATGATTTAATTTATCCAATATTTCTTTTTTGTATTCATGATTTAGTTTATCACCGCATTCTTTTTTGATACAATCAGTCAACATATTAATTATGATATGTTTAGAAATATTTATTGAATATTTTAAGAAATATTAATCCAATTTAATCCTCTTTTTTCTAATAATTCTTTTTGTCTGTATCTTTCAAAAAAATCACCAGAGAATGCATAGTCTGGGGTAATTAGATTAGGATATTTTTTTTTGTCTGTTTTTTGTTCATTACAACATTTTTCATTATTATTTTTACAATTATGACAAAATGGAGGTGTGATTAAATTATAATTTCTATATGTCAATCTTTCTACATTTATTGGCATTTCACAAAAACCATTAACACATCCTCCTCGATCATTTAGATAATTTTTATTCGCTAAATAGAAAGGACATTCTTCATTAATAATGCATGGTTTATCCCAAATTCCGGAAGATTTGGGTCTATTTAATATATTTTTATCAGATGTGCATTGATAATAGTTATTACCTGTAGATCCGTAACAAGAAAATGATCTGTCCATAAATTGTAGAATATTATTCATTTTTCTTTTTTGAAGAATTTGAGATGTTTGTTTTTTGGAAGCTAATATTTTATCTTGTTCGGATGTTCGTATTTCATGATTTTTTCCCTGATAAGGATTATCAGGATATTTGTAATAAATTTGTTGCTGACTGTAAAAATTTTTATCATAGCCTGGAAATATGAGTAAATCTTGTTGAGGAATTGGTGATAAAACATTTGCTTGTTTGATCAATATTTCTTTAGAATTAAGATTATAAATAACTTCAAAATAGATTTGATATCCTGAAAATTTAAATGGTCTATAAACATCTAAAATAAAAATATAATTTAGGTATTGTTGGTTATTATTTTCTGCTGATAAAATATTAATAAGATTATCATTATAGTTAGTAAATAATCTAATATTATTTTTTTCTAAATTATTTAACCATTTATAATCGAATTTTATATTTTTAGTATAAATTGGTTTTGAGTTTTTTATTTTTTGAGAGTTAGATTTTACTATATTACTATTATAAAGAGTAGTATTCATTTCATCAATAATTTTTTTTTTAATTGTAGAATATATTTGAGGATCGATTTTGACGGCAATATCTCCATCCCAATAATTATATAATTCTGGATTATTGATATTCATAATTTTTTCATTTTCCCATTCATGATAGATTTTTTTATTTTTAATTTTATTTTTTAATTTATAGTTCAATGATTTAAAGTCTAAATCGAATTTTTGTTTTGTTTTTAATTGATTTAGAATTGCTTGAATGTTTCGACTAATAAATTCATTATTAGGATTATAATAATATCTTCTAAAATTATTAGAAAATCCGCTATGAAGTTTAAAATATGTTTGTTCCTTTTGTCTTCTGTCATCATGGAAAACATTTTGTATATAACGTTGTAAATTAGGTTGATAATTTGAAAATGGCTCTTCTTTTTTTTTATTATAATTAGAATAATAAAAATAAACTAAAAATATAATGATTATTAAAATAAATATTAGAATAATAAAATTATTCATTTATAATACTAATATTTTTTTTTTTTCCATAAAATTATGAAATAATAACATTAGACAAAAATCTAAACCAATGCCATACTAGTATGAGCACCCGTACCATCATTACCAGAACCTTCATTATCAATATTCTGTGGTAATTGTCCGTAAGTGATACCTCCTGAAAGTTCCACTAGTTCATCTTTCAATTGTAAATTGGATGAAAATGATGGCGAAATTAAATTAGCTGGTATATAAGTTGAATCTTCACTTACTTCTTGCATTACAAAATTATCTAGATCGCTTTCGTGATTGATACGTTTATCATTAATTTGTTCTTGTTTATAGATAATAAATTGATCATCACTATAATTATTTTTACCAAATTCTCTATCTGCTCTTTCTTTTAAAAGTAGATTATAGTCGTAATTTTCTCGCTCGTTTTGATAAAAATCTTTTGATTCCCATATTGATGTTGTCAATAATCCCGAATCATCAGTTGGATTAAAAACAATGCCTCCTTCATCATAATTTTGGTCAACTTGTGTATCCAATTCAATTTCGTTTTGATAAATTAATTCATTATGCATTTGTTCTTGAATTTGTTCTAATTGTTCAGGATTTGTTTCACCAAACTGCATCATAGTTGTCTCTTCAACCAGAGTTTCAAGTTCATCAGAGCCATTAAAATCATCATAATCATCCATTGAATATTTATAAACAGATGATGATAATCCTTTAGACCAAGATCCTAGTTTTAATTGTTTTAATTGCTGATCGATTTCTCTTGATTCAATGGATTGGTCTTTTTTATAAAATTGTGTTTTTTCATCTTCTCTGCTTTTTATAAATGATATAGTAATTTGGTTTTCTGTAAGGTCAAGAGATTTAATATTATTTTCGAATGTTTCTAAGCTATTTACAATATAATTGGATAAAAGTAATAATGTTTTTTTTTGTATAGGCAATATTTCAAATTCATTTTCAAGATCAATTGGATTGCTTTCTATACTTAAATCTAATTCTTCTGAATCCTCATCATTTTCAATGATTAAGTCAGTTTTAATTTCATCAATTGGTTCATCATTTAATATTTTTTGAATAAAATCTTGATTTATAATAAAATGTAATATTCGTAGTAAGATATAGTGAAGTATTTGAGAACAAAGTTCAGAATTATAATAAATATCATAAATAATTTCATCTTCGCAATTTTTGATTTTATTTTTCCCAATAAAATTATTTAATACACTATCAATATTTAAGAGTTGGTTTAAAATTTCAGAAATGATATGTTTTTCTTTATCATTATTACCTGAATTTAATGTATTACTTGCTGAAATAAGATAATCTCTATTTTTTAATATGTCAATAAGAACATAATCTTTATGTTTTTCCGATATACCCCATGAATCAGGGATTGATGGTGGAGCCTTATTATTTTTTCTTATAATTTTTGATAATCCCGATAGGATAAATTTATGAATATAATTCTTTATATTTATTATTTTAGATTTATAAAAATTAATTTTGGCATGATCTTTGGATTGTATTGTTCGTGATCGAATTTTTTGTTCCTCAAGTATATTTGTAAAATCACCTAATTCATTCAATTGTTTAATAATTTTTTTTTTCTTTTCATCATCGATAGAATGATTAGTATTATCTTCTAATTGAGTTACAAGAGATTGTGTTTCGGTTTCAATAGTTTCTTTAAGATTATAAATTAAAGTTTCGAATCCATCTTTTTTTGGATTTATCTGTTCATCAATATTAAATTCGTTTAGTTGCAAAAGAGGATCTTTATTTGTCTTAAAAATAAATGGATAATCTTCTTTTAATTTTTGGATTAGATTAGAATATAAATTAATGAATGTTTTTGTAGAATAATTAATTATATTTTTTTGATAGAATTTATTAATAAAGATTTTATAATCGTCTTCTGAATAATTTTTTTTTTTACAAAAATCTAATTTTTGTCCGGAAACGATATCTCTTCCAAATTTATTAAATAATCTTTCCTGCCCGAATGTATGATTTTCATTTGAGAATTTTAAAAATAGTGCATAAATATTAGATTTGCTAATAGTATTGGGTACAATATTAAAATCGCTTTTTGTGATCTGGAATGGAAATTTGTTTACAATATGTGAAGGAATAGTTTGATTATTAATATATATATTTTTTAATTTTTCTAATTGTTTGATTTCTTCAGTTTTATTTAATAAATCATTTGAATCATTAATAAAATATTTTAAATAATAAGAAAATTCATCGATTTGCGTTAAACAACAAGCATTTTGTTGTAATGGTATTTGTAAAATATTTTTATATTGGATTTCATCATTTGAAATTTGAATATTGATAGAGTCTATAATAGAGAAACAAAGCCATCTAATTCGTAAATTAATTTTTGAGATTAATTGAATAAATTGATTATAATTTTTATTTTCAATAGATTGTATAATTTTTCTTTTATCTGATTCATTAATAATTGGAGGTTCTTTCATTGAATATGAACCAGATAGATTAGGTTTAAATGTTTTCCAAACCATGAAATGATTATCAATTGTATTAATTTGTTTATTAGATTCTTCAATTTTAATTCTTTTAGTTTGATATTTTTTTTTTACAACTAGATTATTAGTATATATTTTTTGAATAATATTTTTTAAATTTTTTCTTATAGATCTTTTTGAAATTTTTTTGAGAGAATCCCATGGAGAAATTCCATTTTTTAATTTATCTAATACACAGGATAAATAATTTAAAGAATTCAATTTGGTTTCATCATCATTTTCATCTAAGGGATATCCTTTAGTGCTAAAAACACAACCTTCATAAACTCCATTTCTTTTATAATCATTTGATGTTTGAAGAAATATGATTAAATATGCAGAAGTAAAAAAAAGAATTGTTTGATTTCTATATTTATCATAATTTTTTTTTGGATGTTTAGTTTGCCAATTTGCTTTGCTGAGTAATATTTTTGGGTTTAATTCATAATTAATTTCATTAACTAGATCTGTTTGAATTTCTAAATTGATTTCGATAAGGAGGAGATTAATTAATTTTTTTAGAATCATATTAATATGATAGTCTTTTTCGCCTTCTTTATATTTTTTTATTTCTTTATTTTGTATTTCGACTTTAAAATTTGTATTATTTGTTAATAAACTTCTTGTATTTTTGAAACCGGAATCATCTTTTTCAAATCCTTCAAAAAATTCGTAATCAATATCCATTAGTTCATCGCCATCAATTTTGGAAACTATTTTGCCACTACCTTGATCATAGATACCATATTCTTTTAATTTGTCTATAATGGTTGATATTTCTGATGTGGATTTGGAAGTATCAGAGAGTTGTACTTTTAGAAGCCAATGTTTACTTATGAAAGGTTCATTGGTATCAGTGGTGTATAGCCAATTAGTATCTTCGTCGCCAGTATTAAGTCTAACATAATTATCATTGGTGATTAAAGATGATAAGATTTTATTTCTTTTAATAATATCTCTTTGTTTCATAATTTTTTTTAGAACTTTAAAGAGTGGACTTTTTTTTTGGTTAGATTCGGAAATGGATTCGGTTAATTTTTCATAATCTTGTTTAATTTTATCAATTTTTTGTTGTTCAACAAGTTGTAATCTTTTATTTTGTAATAATAATTTGTCTAAATCTTTAGTAATATTTGGTGTAAAATCTTTAATTTTTTTTAGAGAAGATTCCATTAGTTCTAATTTTGTAATTTCTTGATTTAAATTTTTTATAATCAATAATAATCTATTTAATTTATTGGGTAAACAACCATAAATTTCGTTATAATTACAACTATTTGGATTGGTTAAATCTGATCTTTTGGTATTTTGGATATTTTCGCCCTGATTGATACAGAAATTTTTTTTAAATTGAATATTTGTATCTTGGGTTAAAACCCATATTTCTTTATTAGCACCATCTAATTCGCGTTTAAAATATTTTTTTTCATAGTCATTCAATAATGCATAGTCACCGATTTGTACTTTTTTACCATTATCTAATATATTCTGAGTAATGTTATTAATTTGAGTTGGAGTTAAGGTAGAAAATAAGGATTCAAGTTTTTTTGGTATTTCAATTGAAAGATCGAGATCCTCAAGATTATTATCACTATCAATTTCATTTTTAATGTGAAATGGTGTATCATCTAAATCTTTATCATAAAATAATGTTTTATGATTATCATTATTTACATCATCTAAAGTGTAATAAATTTTGGATATACCAATATTGAAATTTTTACATTTTTTGGTAAGTGATTGATTATTTTGTTTAATTTTATTATATTCTGATAATTTTTTATCTTTCAATATTTTTTTGGATTGTATGATACTTTGTATAGTTTTAATTTGTCGATCTACATTTGATTTTGTATTGAGATCACTATTTATTTTAATATTTTCCAATAATGTTTGGTAATAATATAATTTTCCATAATCGATTTGTTTATCGAGCCATTGTAATCTAAAAATATCATTATCTGGAAGATATTCTGTGAAATTATATTCACCATAGCATTGAGTAACCAAATCCCATTGTAAATTTTGGTTTGTGATTAGATCTGGTTTTCTTTTTTTTAAAATTTTTTTATATGATTTTAAATTATTAGAATAATTTTGATAAAATTCTTTAAATTTTTTTTGTTGGGGTAAAATTGATTTTTGATAATTTTTGATATTGGTTTGTAATAAATTTTTAAGAAATTTAAAATCTTGGAATTCTGAATTTTGTAGAGTAATATCATATTTGAAGAATGAGTTTGATATATTTTGATTATTGTAAATTTTATTTTTGTCTTTTGAATGATGAATAATTTGTTCAACCGATGGTATAATTTTTTCCAATAAATCTATGTAGGTTTTTTCTGTAATTTCTTCGGAGGAATCTAAAAATTCAAAAATAGTTATTTTATTTGGATCATGATCATGACTAAATGAGTCAAGATCATCAATATCTAATGTGACATAATCAACTAGATCATTTCGTTTAAATTTTTCAATAGATTTTACTAAAAATTTATAATCTGTAAAAAATCTTTTAATATTATCAGTATTTTCAAAATTTCTATTTTGGTAATAATTGATGGGAATGGATACAAATCCTTTAATATTCATTACTTCGCCATCAATTATAGTTATCATTTTATTCTTAATATTACCATCTGATAGAACAACTTCACTAGGTCGTTGAATTGGACCTAAAGCATTAATATTATCAACATGTAAAGTGATTAAAGTATCAATATCATTTTGACTATAATATTTACAATCTTCATGAAAACAATTTCTAAAGATTTTTGTATCATGTTGTAGAACGCAGTTATATCCATTGGTAGTTTCATTGGTTTTATTTGGTTTAGTTATTTCATTTAATTCTGCAAAATATTTATCATATGAATTTCCGATGAATTCTTTATTAATATATTTTTGTACTAATTTAGATTCAGCTTCGAATTCTTCATCAAAATTTTTGATGAAATCTGTATTAGAACCACTATATCCTTCTTCATCAATATATAATTTTTTTTCATCTGAATTTATAGGTATAATATTTATGTTATGATATTCATTATTTATAATTTTTTTAATGATTGGTTTATTTGTAATTTTTTTTTTGATAACAATTGTTCCGTTGGATTCTGATTTGCTTGTTTCATTTTTTTAAATCAAGAGATTTTCGATAGTTTTTCTAATATAGTCTTCGTTAGATTCATATTTTTTATTTTTGTATAATCTTAGGAGATCTTCAAAAGCATCATCAAATTCTTCTTTTTCTGAATAAAGTCTATCATTTTCGTCAATTTCTGCACTTTCAATAATGGTTCCAATTTCTTCTGAAGTAATAAAAATTGGAGTAACATCGTCAACAGTAGAATCTAATTTGATTAAATCATAAATTCCATTTTCATTTTCATTAGACAAACCATATTCGAGATCAATATCAAGTAATTCAGTATCAGGTTCTGAAAAAGATAAAGTAATAATATTTCCGGAATTTGAGATAATTTTTGCTATTTTATTATTATATTTATTAGTGGATTTAATTTCTATATCATCATTTATATAAATATCCTTCCAAGATAAATAATTTAGGTGATAATTCTTTTCGACTATAGATATTTTGTTGATATCATTATAATCTGCAATTTTATCTTCTAAAATATTGATAGATTTAATTTTTTTGGGTTCTTGATTAGATTGTAATAAAAGAACATTTGATGATTTATAAATTAGATGTCCTGTGAAATTGTGTAATTCATTTTTGGATTGGTTGCATAAAACATTAATTTTGTCACCTATATTTAGAATATTGAGAAATGAATAGAGATCATCATTCCCGGGAATGTAATTATGATTAATATTTAATTCATCAGTAAATTCAATATTTTCATCTTGAATTTCTTCTTCATTTGATTGGATATCATCTTCATCACGATGTTCATCATCATGTTCATCATCTTCATCATCATGATGATATTGAATAATTTTTGTTTTTGATTCGGGTTCATTTCCGTCATCAGCCTTATGTTCATCATCATCTAAAATTTGTTCATCCTCTGATTTAATTTTATCTTCATCATCCTTATGTTTATCATGATCAATTATTGGTTCATCAGATTGATCATCAATTTGTTCATCAGTATGCGATTCATCTATTTTTTGAGATGAGTTAGTTTGTTCTTGATCTTCAGTTCTTGATTTTGGTTGTTTGGATGTTAGATTTGAATTGGATTGTTCAGAATTGATATTTTCGCTACTGGAATCTGATGGTGATCCTAGAAGTTCATCGCTGTCAGAATCTTCAGTGGATGAGTTAGATTCACTACCTCCAGATTGGAAAAATATATTTTTTAAATCAAGATTGAGGTTTTGATTTGATGCTTGATTATCAAATAGTTCAATAGTATTATTTGTAATTGAATCAAGATTAATTTTTTGTAAAGACATTATTTATAATATTAGAATATTTTTTTTTATTTTAGTATAAACATTTATAAAATATTTTAAAATAATTTATACTTATTGAAATAATATATCTATAATTTAAAGAAATAATTATTGAAAAGAATTATGACTATGAATTAAATTTGAGTGATAAGGGATAATAATTTAATTCATAAATCTTTAAGTTATTAAGATAGAGAATGTAAATTTTAAAATGAAAATTTGTTTTAAATTAAATACTTAAAAAAAAAAGTGTTATTTAATAGATAAATGACTGAAAGATATAAAGTAAATTTTTCGAATATTAGAGATGATTTAGAATTACGAGCTGAATTAAAAATTATAGAAAAAAGCTATAAGAATTTGAAATTATATAAATATAATAGAATTAAAGATGAGAAATTTGTGAAGTTAAAAAGTGAGTGTAGAGGATTAATATATGGGAATAATAAAATAGTTTGTATTCCGCCATTAAAATGTATGGAAAAGGAAAATTTTTTGGATAAATATAAATTGGAAGAATGTATAAAAGAGGAAATAATAGATGGAACGATGGTTAATATATATTGGTTTGAAAATGGAATAGAATTTAGTACGAGAAGTTTAATTAAATCTGAAATGTCAAATGGATATGGTTATATATATAGAAAAATGATAGAGGAAGTAATAGGACAATATGAAATGAATATAATGGATTTGCCGAAGGATGTTTGTTTATCATGTGTATTATGTCATAAGAATAACAGGATTATAAAAAAAAATGAGAAAAATAGTATTTATTTAATAGAGGCGAAGAAAATTGTAGGGGATGATTATGAACTATTGGATATTAGAAATGATAAGAGACTGAAATTTTGTTTATTTGAGAGACCGGAATTGTATAATAATTTTGACAACGAGGATGAGATAAATAAATTTCTGGAAAGTAAGAGTTATGATTTTGGGGGAGTAGTATGTAAAAAAGGAAATATGAAAGCGAAATTTTTAAATAATAAATATGAGAATATAAAAAAATTGAGGAAATTGGAGATTCACAACAATAAAAAATTATTTTATGCCTTATTGAAAGAAGATGAATTGAAGAAATTTTTGGAATTTTTTCCAGAATTTTTTGATAAGTTTAATGAGTATAAAAATGAATTAAAAGATCTAGTGAGTTATGTTAAAAAAAGTTACGAGGATAGATGGATAAAAAAAAGTGTGAAAAGTATATCAGATATAATATATGAGATAAGACCAATAATATATAATTTACATAAATGTTATTTGAAAGAGAATATAAAAATAAATAGAAGTTTTATTGAAAGTTTTATTATAAAATTGCCTATATATACAATATTTCATACATTAAAATATAAGACAAATTCATGAATTAGGAGCTATCATCATCATCTGAGTCATCATCAGAGGATTCGAAGTGACCTACGTCTTCACTTGATTCTGTTATCTCTGAATTATCATCGGAAGATGCGAAAATATTAATTTGTTCATCATGTGGTTCGTGATCTAAAATAGATTTAGGAATAATATGTTGTTTAATAATATGATTTGGTGTAGAAGATGTATGTTTTCGCCATTGTTCGGCGATATTATCTAAAGTTGTATTAAGTTTTTGTATACATTTATTTATAATATTTTTGACGAAATCTATTTTTTCTTGATTATCATCAATTGGATTCAAAGGTTGTATACGTAATATAAATTTTTTAATAAGAGGATGTGGACATTTATATCCAACAAATTTCAGTGGGGCAGGTTCAATATCAACAAAATAAATGAAAAGATATGATTGTAAAAGATTACCAAGAGTATGGTCTTCATTATGTATTATGATATCAAGACCGTCCATTACGGTTGGTGTATTAATAATTTCAATATTATCTTCATTATTTTGTAGAGAGCGATTAAAATTATTAATTTTATTTTTAAGAAATAGGATTGATTTTCGGAATATAATTTCGGCGGGTATTTGTCCAATGCTTTCGATTTCAAAATTAAATTTGTTAGGTTCGCCTTTATTATTTGTATAAAAATGTCTATATTTTTCTAGATTATTATAATTTTGTATAAATTTATTTTTTTCAGATTGATCTATAAATACTTTTTCTTTTATGATTTTATCAATTTCTTCTTTTGCGAGTTTTTCGTTAACACTATTAAAGAAGACTGCTTTTGAAACAGGTGAGTAGGTAGCATTTTCCTTTCCGCAGCCTTTTGTTGGATAGGCAACAATATCAATTTCTTCACCATCATTTCTGCCGGTATTATCTGGTTTTAATTTGCATATGAGTATATGTTTATTAGTTATATCATCTGGTTTAAAAAATTCATCTGCTCCGGATTTTATTTCTATTTCGCGATCTTGATCGAGATAATAGACTTTAAAATCTTTAGTGGTGACGTTGAGAGTAGTATTTGTTTCACATTTTTTTTTCAAAACAAATTTATATTTGGAGCAATCGAAATCTTCAATATTTTCGACATAGATTGGTATCATACCGATTCTATGAGCGAGAAATTCATTATGAAGACTACATGAATTTTTATTAATATGAATTGTTGATTCATCATAAGGTTCAGATTTAAATTTGATTGTAATGAGTTCGCTGAGTATAATTCTTCTAAATGCATTAACCATGGATTTATCTAAATTATTTAAAGTAAATCTTGTTTTTTGAGCACTAGTTGTAAAAAAATTTTCAAAGATTGACATTTGTTATAATTAATATAAATATAATAAATATCAATTTTTTTTAAATTAATTTAAAATATTAAGGAAGATAAATAGATTATAGGTGAAAAATATAAAGAAAAAATATTTATTTTTTTATTTATTTAAAAAAAGGTTGTGTGTATAAATTAAAAAAAAAAATTATTATATTTTTTTTATAATGAGTAATAATAGGCAAGTAGATAAAATTCTTTTTTATAGTAATCGATGTTCTCATTGTAAAGAATTTTTGAGAAAATTGGAGAATACAAGTTTTAAAGATAGTTTTAATTATTTTTGTGTAGATAATAATTATCAAGGATTACCTGATAATATTAATAGTGTACCTACAATATTATTTAAGGAAAACAATAATATATTAATTGGAAATGCAATATTTGAGTGGTTGGATAAAACACAATCAGCTCAAATACAGTCACAAACTCAAAATAAGAATGAGGAAGTATTAGCATGGCATAGTGCAGAAATGGGGTCATCATTTTCGGATAATTATTCATTTTTAGGAAATGATACATCATCAAAGGGTAATGGTGGGAATTCTATAGCGCATAGTTTTTCGTTTTTAAATGGGAGTGATTCATATTTTAAAGAAAATGGGATGCCTAAGGGAATGGGGGGAAACCAAAATAATAGTATGAAAAAAGAGAAAGATCAATTGACTCAAAATATGGAGCGTATGATGAATCAGAGAGATAGAGAAATACCAGGTCCAATTCAGAGATTTTAATTATTATTTATTTTATTTTGTGGGTATATGTTTTTAAATATTGATGATAATTTTAAAAACATAAATGATGAAAAAATATTAAAGATAAAAAATAATAAATTAATAAAATGGAGACAGATTATGTTTCTAAATTTAATGAGCAAATAATAAATTTTGTAGAAGAAATGAAAAAATTGGATGTAGAGGATGAGTTTAAAAAATATTCATATTTATTGAGTTATAAAAATATGATTAGAATAAAAAATAATAATAGATTATTGTATTTAGAATTATTTAAAAAATATTTTAAAGATGATGTTAGAAATCGTTTAATGGTTTTTGAGAAAAATGAAGAATATTTATTGAATAATTTTTGCGATAATACGAATATTATAAAGGAGGAAGGATTAAGTTATTTTTCATTATTAAATTATATTGGTGTAGATAAAAATATACTAAAATTAATATTTTTGAAACTAAAAAAAAGATGGTGTAATTTAGATAAAGTAGAAAAAGAGAATATATGGAAATATTTAAAAATATTGATTTATTATAGTGATCGAGTAGATAATATAGATACTGTTGAATTAATTATGAAATTAAAAAGATGCGTTATGTAATGAGAAATAATTTATTATTGTAAAGTATTAAGATATATGAGTGAAAATATAAATAATGAAGAAAATAAAGAAATTAATAAAAATTTACAATTTTGTTTAAATACATTTAAAGAATTTGTAAATGATGTAACAAGATCATTTCCAGAATATACATTAATATTAAATAAAAATTATTCAAATTATTTAAAAGACAATAGTGAAGAAATTGAGGATAATTTATTAAGATTCTTTGTGAAATTAAAAGATAATATAATAAAAATATCTAATAAAGATGAAAGTTTATTTTCAGCAGATGAGCCAATAGAATTGTTGGAAGATATTGATTTTAGAGTCATGTGGAAGAATAGTAATGAAAGTAATAAAGAAATAATATGGAAATATTTGCAGACGTTATTAGTATTATATGAGGCATTAAAAAAAGAAAATGTGGTGGAGGAAAAGGATAATAAATTATTTTCACAATTTAATGAAGCTTTGAATAAGGAGGATTTAAGCAAAGAGTCGTTGGATAAGTTAGGTGATCAAGCAAAGGCGATGTTTAATATAGTTGAAAATTTGAGTAATAACAGAGAAAAACATGATGAAATAGACGAGGAAAATGGGAAAGCTAAGGAGAAGACAATAGAATTTGATCCTAGTAAAATGCCTGGAGGGTCATTATTTGAAAATAGTAAAATAGGGGAGATTGCTAAGGAATTAGCATCGGAAATAAATTTTGATTCATTTGCAAAGGATTTTGAAAATTTGAATGGGAAAGAGGATTTGGAGCCATCAAAATTATTTGATAATTTAATTGGAAAAGATCCAAGTAAATTGATGTCATTAATTCAAGATGTTGGATCAAAAATACAAAATAAGATAAATTCAGGAAATATAAATGAACAAGATCTAGTGAGTGAAGCTCAATCAATGATGCAAAATTTGCAAGGAAATCCATTATTTAATAATACAGCAAATCTTTTCAAGAACAATCCATTTTTATCTGGGAATGATGATAATGATATGGATGATTTAGATAAAGATTTAAATTCTGACAATATGAGTGATATGTTTTCAAAATTACCTGAAATGGCAAAAAAGATGGGAGCTAATAGCAAAAATATGGACTCAGCAATGAAAATGCAAAATGAGAGGTCAAGTAGATCTACAACTAGAGATAGATTAAAAAAAAAATTAGAAGAAAGAAAGAAGAAACAATCAGAGTCATTATATAAATAATGATTATAAAATAAAAATAAAATTTGAAAAAAGATGTATAGATTGTAATAATAATTATCTCATTATAAATATAATAATAATTATAATGAGTGATTATGAAAATATAAAACATGATCCTTTTTGGTTTAAAGAACCTAAGATAATATTTCAGTCAGACAGGTTAATAGAATTTATTCCTAAAAAAGATATGTCATATAATGAGAAATTAAATGCAATATTAAGATTTGGTATATATTTATCAATAATTTTATTTTTCATTAATCAAAATTTTTTGGTATTTTATATTCCAATATTTTTAGCAGTTTTTACATATTTTTTGCATGAAAATCATATTAAAAATGAAAATAAGAAGAGAAAATTGATTAGAGAAAATTTCCAAAATCAAAATAAATATAGAAGTTTAGGATGTGTAAAGCCAACTATAAGAAATCCTTTTATGAATGCAATGTTAACTGATATAAAATATAATCCAAAAAGATTACCTGCATGTAATTCATATAATTCGTCAAAGATAAGAAATGATATAGAGAGTGCATTTGATAATAATTTATATAAAAATCTGGGGGATATTTATGGAAGAGAAAATTCTCAGAGACAGTTTTATACAATGCCATCAACAACAATTCCAAATGACCAAGAGATGTTTGCAAAATGGTTGTATCAAACACCAGGAACATGTAAAGATGGTAATAGTAGTCAATGTGTGGCAAATATGTATGATCCAATTTTGGCGAATACACAATGGAACTGGAGATATATCTGAAGATTTTTTTAAAATTTTAAATATATAATTTTATTTGTAAAAAAATAATATTTAATATATTATAATAATAAATGTCAGTATCTAATAAAAATTTGAACTATCAAAATAAAAATTTTGTAAGTTGTGCAAAAAATGATCCATCATGTTTTGAACATAAAGGTAAAAATTGTTTATCGAATTATGAAAATTGTGGAAATTTTAATTTATATACTTTAAGCAGTTTAGGAAATGATAAATGTGAAATTTGTGTACAAACAAGACAAAGTGAATTTCCTGGAATGTATATGACTAGTAATTATCATTCATGTAAATGTGAAGCCCCAAATGTTTCTAGAGTAGCAAATAGCCAACCAAATATTTACTATAGAGATGGTTATGGACAAACTAGTATGGATGGTTGTAATATAGATCAGAATTCTATGTTAAGAAATGGTCAAATTATAACCAAACAAGGAAATTGTAAACAACAATTGTATGAAAGACCATATTTGACAGTACCATATATGGGTAGAGGTGTTGGGAATACATGTACTGAGAGTGAATTAATTACAGGTGATCAAACTGGAAGTAAACCAGCATGTAATACATTAGCAGAAGTGACATTCAACCCTAATTTTATACCTATGATTCCTTGTTTAAGTTTTAATGTTCAAAATCCTAAACATTTAATACCAGAAACTGTTAAGGCAGGATGGGTTAGGGGAGGAGTCCCGTCAAGACAAATTGTTAAGAATATAGATTATGGTCAAAAATGTGGACAACAATATATGATTTAAAATTATAATAAAACTATGATGTGCGGTTTGATGTATGTTAATGTTTTAAGGGATAATATTTTATTTATATTTTTTTTAGAGAAGTATTAAGAATAATATAGTAAAAAAATTTAAAATAAAGCTAATTTAATTTTAAATTTTTTATTCTGATTTTTTTTTTTATTTATATATTATATAAACTAATGAGTAGCAATAGATTAATTTATGATACTTGTGCTTACAAAAAATCGTTAGACCAAAGTGTTGGACCCCTATCTTATTTATTAAATCCAATAAAATATGAAAACTGCAATAAATGTAGAATGGAACTTGGTATTGTTGGTGGATCAGCTGTTAGTCAAATTAAAGGAAATCTAGTAGAATTAGAATCTGATTTAAGAGGACAAACAAGAGCTGCTTCATTGTGTCCCTCTAATCATTATCAACCTAACTGTCCCGATGAAATTGGTGATGATTGCCAACCAAAACAAATAAATATTCAAGGAATAGGATGTGGTCCACCAAAAACTATTGATACACAATTATTACATTTACCACCATGTCAAATGATAAGATATAAACCAGTACCATTACCACCACCAATGACTATTCAAACTTGTCCAGCACCAGCTGTTAGAAGTAATCCTATGCCTTGTCAACCGATGCCAAATAATCTTTAAAAATTTTAAATAAATAAGGAACAATTATTTTAATATTTTTTTATTTGTTGAAATTATAAAATATATTCTATTTATATATATATATATATATAACTAAAATGGCTTTTAATCGATTAAATTATGATACTTGTCAATATAAACAAACTCTTGCACAATCAGTTGGTCCTGGTCATTATCAAGTAAATACTCCCCCAATCGATTGTGGGGCATGCTATCCATATCCTCCCTCAGTTAGACTTCAAAGATCAGGTGCTGGTGTGGATATGTCAAAATATATGATCGATATTGATTCTGAAATGTTAAATATAAATAGAGCTGCTTCAAAATGCCCATCACATAAATTTATACCTGTATGTCCAGATTGTAAAAGCGAATCAGGACAACCATGTGGACAAGGCGTCGCAAATACTTGTAAAACCTGTAATGGTAAACCTTTAAAAAATGGACAAATGTGTCCCACAGATTATTCAAAAGGACCAACCAATTTTCCCGACTGCAATTTCCTTCCACAAGAAGAAACAAGAACTAGTAATCCACCATGTAATTTAAGAGGAACCGGATGGAATCGTTGGGAATGGCTCTGTTTAAATCCCCAAGAACGTATCGAAATCCCATTTGATTATAATATTTCAAATAGAATTGTTGTTAAAGATAATCATCGTCCTTGTATTCCTACTCCCATCGATGCTGTTCCATTACTACCAAAAGGAGGTATTATACCTTGTGAAACAATTAATGGAGTATGTAGTGCTCCTACCCAGCCTCCAAGCGTTCAATGGAGACATTTGGATGAAATCAAACAATATTAAATAATTATTTTTTAAAAAATATTAATGAATGTAATTATCATTCATGTTTTTAATTTTTAAATTTAAAAAAATATTATAATTTCATTTATATATAATAATATTTTAATGATTGAAATTATAGTACCCGCATCTTTACTTACTGTTGAAAATATTGTATTTGCCTGGGATTTATATAATTATTATATGTATGCTTCCACAATCTATAGTGGTATCTATTACACAACTAAAGCATACAAATTAAGTAAGAAAACAGGGAAATATCTTTATAGTATATTTGGAAATAAATCAAATTCTGGTCACAAAATGATTCCTTCTGATTTTTTTAAAAATACAAAATTAAAAAATGATTGGGAAGTTTATGAAAATGGAAATTTAATATCATTAATCGATTTTGAATTGGATGTAATAGAAGATAATGATTGGATTTATATTAATCATAATAAAAAAAAATCAATTAAACTTGATTGAATGAAATTGATTTTAATTTTTATATATTTTTTTTATTTTTTTGTAAAATATAATGATCGTTATTCATGATCGTTTTTAATTTTTTTAATAATTCTAAAATATTTCCTATCAAGATATTTAAATAAGGAATATGAATAAACAGCTTCATTAAAAAATAAATATTCTCTAATTTTTGCTTGTAAATCCGAATAAATTCTTGTAATCATAAATATTTTATATAAATAAAAAAATAAATTTATATTTATTTACACCCTTGAAGATTTAAAACCGCATCCCTAACTATTTTTATATTTTTCTCAAAATAATATAGATGACTAAACATAAAACAGAAGATTATAAAATATCTGCGGTTAAATATTACTTAAATAATGATAAAGGAGATGGATATAAGAAAACTTGTAAAATTTTTGATTGTAAAAAATCCACTTTGCGAGATTGGATTAAAAGATACAAAACTTCTAAAAATCTTACAAGAAGAAATAGAAAACCTGTATCTTATAAAATTACTAAACCACAAGTAAAAACTGCGTTAGAATTGTTAAAACAAAACGAGCAACTTACTATGAATGAATTAAAAATTGAGATGAAAAAGAAATATCCTTCATTTGACATTACGCCTCAACATTTAGGTCAAGTTGTTAGAGATAATAATAAAACAAGAAAACGAACAAGACACGAGCATTTTCCAAAAGAAAGATATAAAAAACAAATTGAGAAACAAACTGAATTAAATAAATTTTATAGTAGGGTTAAACAATTTCCTATGAGTAAAATTATTTGTTTAGATGAAACGAGTGTTGGTTCTGCTTTGAAACCAACATATAGTAGATGTGAATTAGGTAGAAGATGTGTAATAAAAACATCCAATCAATTTGTGTTTCGTAAATTCACATTATTAGTAGCAATAAGTAATTCAAAATGCGTTGGAAAAGAATTATATGAAAAAGGCGGTATGACAAAAGAACGATTATTAGAATTTTTAGAAAAAAATGTATTTTCAAAATACAAAGACCATCTTATTATTTTAGACAATGCAGGAAGTCATAACAACGAGCTAATCAAAAATGCAATCACAAAGAGTGGTAATCATTATTTATTTTGTGTCCCATATACTCCCAAGACGGATGCAATAGAACAATACTTTAACCAAGTAAAAATATATTTGAAAAAGGATAGAAATGTTGAGAATTTTCAAGAGTTAGAAAAAAATGTTGAAAAAGCAATTGATAAAGTGAAACCAGAAAATTATAAAAACTATTTTGAATATGCTTATAATTTGAAAGAAGGATATAAATTAAAAAGAAAATCATCAACAAGACGAAGAAAATTAAAAATTTATAAATAACATACTTAAAATTTATTTATTATTTTAAGTATATTGTAATGCGTCTTAAAAGTGAATTGTATAAAAAAGAGCAGGAAGAAATAGTTGATAAAATTATAACCATTTTAGATTTAGAAAATAAAACAGAATATACACTTTATGAATTAGATAAAAATGAAGAAATCCAAAAAAAAATAATGGAACTTATACCAGAAATAAGAAAGTATTATGCTTTTAATAATATGAAAGCAGTTGGGGAACCAAATAAAAGAAAAAGACCTTGGTTATCAATAATAAAAAATTTATTAAAACAGAGATATAAATTTGAAAGCGTTGATTATAGAATGATTGAAAATGGCGTTGAGATTAGAACACATAAATATATATTTAATCATCTATAACAATTTTTTTCATACCTCTTGTAATAGCAACATAATAAATATTTTCATCATCAGTTAAATCAATATCATTTGCTAATCTAATATTATCATTTTCCATACCTTTATATGAATGAGTTGTATAAAATTGAATTATGCTATCTTCAAAACAAACCACATTTTTATTTATATTGTTAAGTAATTCTTCAAGTTGATATGATGTTATTGATGTAAGAAATTTAGGCAAGTCATCTTCAAACTTATCATCATCATCGTCAAAATTGTTTCTGTTTTGAAGTTTTTTATGAAGATTTCTAATTTCATTTATTTTTTTATCAAAATTATAAATCCATATATTATTTGTTTTTTCGGCAGTTTGTAGTAAAACTCTCCAACTTCTAAATAAATAAACATACTTGTCATTATTTTCAAATGATGGAACAAAATGTGTTTCATTAATGCTTTTTGAAATCATCCAACAATCATCAAATTTACTTCTAATAATTTCACAAGCAGGATTTCCAACTCTAAATGTTGAGTAAAATTCAATTACTAATGCTTCTTTTGGTAGATAATTGAAAGCATTAATGCAACCTCTAAAATCATAAATAGATTGTTTTGGGTCTCCAACAAATATTTTAGGAATTTTTGTATCATTCAACAACATTTTTAACATAATCATATCAAAATCTTGTGTCTCATCAATCATAATTAAATGAAATGTATTATCAATAAAATCCTTAAACCATCTGTTTATATATGCTCGTTTTCTAATTGTTTCAAATGTAATTAATTTATCTTGATTAGATTTATCCCACATTTGTTCCATTAGTGGTTTCTTAACACCTAATTTAGTCAAACAAAATTGTCGTATATCATTGTTATTAGCATCATTACAAAATTGAAGAAATTTTTTACAATAATATTCTCTAACTTTATAAGGTTTTCCTTCTAAAAATGGTATTATTTTGCCGATGAATTGTGGTCTTAAATCAACAATAGTAGGCTCATGTCCTTTTAGAGATATAAATAACTTATACAATAATGCATCAAATGTGAATGGTTGAATATTATGAATATTTTGTGATTTTATTTTATCTTTTATTTCTATAATTAAACCTTTATTGAATGCTATATATAAAATTTTCTTATCGTTATGTTTTTTTGCTATATTTAATAATGTAGTAGTTTTTCCACTTCCAGCAACAGATTTTATTGCTAAAATATCATTTTCGTTAAATAAATAATTACAAACATATTTTCTATGTATATCGTCTAATAAATACATTGATTTTTTACATCTTGCGTAAATTATTTTAGAACTTTCACAATCATTTTCTACACAACGAAAATTATTTAATCCTTCTGTGGTTATAATATATTGAAGACAAGTATTATCTAATACATCTTGGAAACTACATACTTCGCCAATCCACACATTTCTTAATTTATTATCAATTTGAATTCTATAACTTTCTCTATCAACTAACCAAATCCACGATTTGAAACTTGTGTATAAGAATACATTATTTTCTACAACTTTAACTGCTTTTTCCCAGTTGTCGTGAGGTATCTCACATACAATTAAATTGCCTATATCTATTTTTTTTATAAATTGTTTTTCAACATTAAATATCCAGTCAATTTCTGTTGTTTTATCTCTACTAATTATATCATCAACCGATATTTTAGAATTTTGAAATTCTATTCCCATATTATGCTCTTTACTATATCCATCAACAATGTGTTTTTTTAAATCTTTTTTTTGTAAAATTTCTTTACTATCATTTTTCACAAAGTTTGAAAACATACTATGGAAATCACTTAATTCTTTCTTAACACTTTGATATGTATCATTTTCACAATTAATATGTGTATCTTTTATGTTATTTTGGTGATAAAAATGTTCTGTATAATCCTTGTCTCCATTACGAGATTGTCTAAAATGCAATCTTTTATCACAAGTGTAGCATATAAACTCGCTACTTTTATCAATATTGAATTTATAAATATCTTCTGGTGTAATTAATTTGTCTTGAAATATACAAAAATTCGGCATTGTTTTGTATTATATGTTATAGTATGTTTAAGCAATTATTGTTATTCAATTTTATTAAATGTTAATTTTGCGTAAAATGACTTAAAATAAAAAATTAAGGAATAATATAAGGGATGGAAATAAAAGAAAAACCACCTGACGACTTTTCAAAGGAATTAAAACATCTTTGAAAAGTGTCTTGAAACATCCTGATATTAACTTACCCAAAATTACAAATGCTGTCATTAAGTGTAATAAAATCGTTATTCAAACTATGATGTTTATGAAACTTTTTTTATTAGACCATTACGATAAGCATAATAAATTACCAGTTATTAATGATGAATTTATTAACTCTTGTATGAAAATATTATGTAATGAAAAAGCAAGTGGAAGACCACCTAAAAAAGAAATCAAAGAACTCAAAGATAGATTAACTGCGTTTTGTAAAACAGATTTTCAACCGCTTATACAAAATGAAAACTTGGATTATACGCATATGAATACTATTTTAGATTATCTAACTATTGATATTCTTACGATGTATGAGAACAATATTAAATTACATTATGTAGAGTATGTTGAAAGATATGTAAATGTAATTTGGAAAAAGAAGTTTATTATGAATAAAATAAGAAATTTGAATATTACACAAAAAGCAAAGGAACAAAGAGTAAATAATTTATGTAATCAATTACGAAAAATAAAAACTGATTTACTAAACATTGAAAATATCAATTATAAATCTCATTCTATGTATCACAAATGGATTAACCAACAAAAACAATTTATTGCACCAAATAAAGCAAGTTATAAAAAGAATAATATTGTTTATGACTTAATGTGTAGTCCTATGGATTATTTTCCTTGTATGATTTTTATGATGAAACAAATTGAAAAAGAAGAACAAACAATTTACAATGTATTTCCTATGAGAAGTGAAGTTATACCAAAACATATACGATTAGATACAACTACATTAGTGCATCTTCTTATGACAAAGAAAGAAGGAAATAAAAGTGATTATTTGACAAAAGGTAATTTGAAACGCAAAGAAGATAAAATATGGGAATTCTTTTTTAGAACTGAACGAAACTTTTTCAAGAAGAAATATTATAGTTTTCATCATATGATAGAAACAGATGGTGTAAGTTGTTCTTTATTATTGTTGCGTAAAGATTTAGTTGGTAAGAAATTACCGATGATGAAAAAAGGTTTATCAACTGAAACCTATATTGATGAACTAAATGATTATTCAACTTTACAAAATAAGAAAATTATAGCAATAGACCCTGGAAAATGTGATTTAATTTATTGTGTTGATGATTGTAATAAAGAAGCAAATAAGTTTCGTTATTCACAAGACCAACGAAGAAAAGAAACAAAGAAAAAGAAGTATTCCAAAATACAGTTGGAAACGAAACAAGAAAAAATAAATGGAAAAACAATTATAGAATGGGAAACTGAAATATCTAAATGTAATCGTAAAACACTTAACATCACAAAATTTAAGGAATATATACAAAAGAAGAGTGAAATAAATGGAATGTTATTTAACTTTTATGAAAAATACATTTTTAGAAAATTACGCTTACAAAGTTATAGAAATACAAAAAGAAGCGAACAAAGAATGTTAAACAATTTCAAACGCATATTTGGAAATGAAAATGAAGTAGTAGTTTGCTTTGGTGATTACGAACAAAAACAACAAATGAAATTCAAAGAAGCAACCAAAGGAAAAGGAATGAGGACTTTGTTTAGAAAAGCAGGATTTCAAACTTATTTGGTTGATGAATTTAGAACGAGTTGTATGTGTTCCAAATGTGAAATAGGTATTTGTAAAAAGACTATGGTTAGGGAAAATCCAAAACCATATAGAAGCGGTAATGTCTTAATCCACGGACTGATTTGTTGTAAGAACGGATGCGGTTATTGGAATAGAGATGTTAATGGAGCAACAAATATCTACAAAATTGCTTATAATGCGATAAATAATAAAGAAAGACCAAATTATTTATCCAGAAGCAAGAATTTATCAACTGGTTTAGACGAACCAGTAAAACCAAAATTTACACGCTCTGCGAAGGTCAAACCTTTTTGATTTTTTATTTCACCGAAAGGTGCGGTTTTAAATCTTCAAGGGTGTAAACACATTTCAATTTAACAATAATCAATTCCATGTTTTTTAAAAACTAGGGTAATTATTAAAATATTTTATACAAACTATAAAAAAATGAAAGGTTTTCCCACAAACAGCCCATGGAACTCAAAAGGTCAATATATCGAAAATAGCTCACAATTCTTAGGCAAAAATGCAACCATTGAATATGGATGCAAATGTAAATGCATTGGTGAATTAGGAACTTACCAAAAACTACTTAAAAATTATCCTGGATCTGATTATGATAAAGGTGAATACTGGTGCGCACCTTACTATCCTATTGAAAATAATTGTTATCCCGAATCATTAGTTAAACCACTTCAAATTTTTTATCCTTATTAATTTTAATATTAATATTAATCATTTTCTTCATAGAATATATAAATATCTTATGAAAAAAAGTCGAAAATATAGAAATGTAATAAATAAAAAATCAATAAAAAATAGAAAAAAATCAATAAAAAATAGAAAAAAAAACAAAACTTCTAAAAATAAATACAAAACAGCTAAATATAATAAAAAAAAAGGAGGATCGAACCAGTATTCAAGACTAAAAGACAAAAGTCATGAAAACATTTATTTAGATCCAAGTCTAAGTCCCCCATCTAATGAATGTATCTTTAATTCTGATTCTACTAGTTTTTTTCATTTCCTTTATGATAAAAATATAGCGAAAATATTCAATGATGATTTTTGTGGAACAAGTGGATCATTCGTATTTGAAGATAATAATTCAGAATTGTTTGATAAATTATTAGATTGTAAAACTAATTATTTTAAAAAACAAACTCATCAAAGAGTAATGTTAAAACAAGAGAATATTTTTAGAATTAAATTAAAAAATAAAGAAAATACTAGACCTAAATTATTAACCAAAAAAATGAATACTAAAGATTTTTCAACGTTAAAAACTAAATACCAAAAAGATAAATATTTACCTCCATTTTTTTATATGTATGAAATTATTCTAGATCCTCCAATTACTTTGCTTTGTAATCAATTAAGTTGTTCAAATGGAATTGAAAAAGGAGTTGTATTTATTTATCATTTTATTGGAGAAAATGATAATAAAATTCAAAAGGAATTTACATTTTTAAAATTGGAGGAAAGTCCCCAAACCGGAAATTTTAAACAAAAATTTAAACATGCATTTAATGCTGTACATAGATATCACTGTGGTAGAAATACAAAAACAAAAACATTCCGAGAAGATTGTAAATTAACACGAGATTGTGATAGAATCAAATGTGATCCCCCTTGTGATGGGTTCCATGACGAAAAAAAGAATAAAGAAGAATCTGATCAAGCATATGAATTTGATCCAAATAAAGATCAAATAAAAGAGAAATATAATATAGAAGACAAATTTGACTTAAAAAAAGAGGGAAAGGAATCAATTGAACACTATAATACATTTTATAGAACTGGAGACGAAATATTTATACCTCAAGAAAAAACAGAGTATTTACTTAAAAAATATCCTGATTGGAAAAAAAAAAAAATGATCAATGATAAACTATCTGAAGAAAAATCTTAATAATTTTAATAATAATGTTATTGAATTATATATTATCAAATATATTGATAAATTTGATAAATTTCTGGTAAAAAAAAAATTTAATATATTTAATTAAGATTTATATTTATGATAACAATAAATATAAAAAAAAATAAAAAAAATAATAATGAAAAAGATTTAGTTTGGTACGGCAAGTCCCCAGAAATTTCCTGGCATTTTGTTAACTTGGGGATAGCTACTATCTCTTAATATTTGTTCTTGAGTTCGAACTGGTAATCTATTTCGTCCCATATAAAACATAGGTGAACATCTTGCAGCACTTCCTGGTGGAGGAGGATAAGTTAACATTCTAAATGGGATACCATCACCAAGTTTAATAGAACTGACTTCGCAACAATTATTATTATTATCACATACTTTAATATTTACATGGGGTGGCATGTAAACTGTTCCCAATCCAACATAATAGCTATTTGGATATTTAATTTTAAAACTAAATTCACCATTTTGGACAGAAACAGCTCCTGTATTGGGAGTATTTTCAAATGCTTGTTCTTGGGAAGAGAATGGTAATCCCGATCCGGAATAACTAGTTCTGTAATCTGGAGGACTAGGTGCCCAAAATAAAACTTTTGCATTAGGGTCGGATGATTTAATTTTTCCTTTAACTGTTATATCGCCATCACCTGCATCGAGGATGATACCTTTGCAAGAATATTTATCAAAATATATTTTTCTCCAATCTTCACACATTTATATGTTTATATATTATATATAATATAATATTATTTAAAAAAATTTTTTATATAATTAAATTTTTTTAAATAACTCATAGTTAGATAATAAAAATATCTTTATATATTTTTTCTTATTTGTAATATTCTGGATCTCCTCCATTTAAAGGAATACCACCACCGGGTGAGGCAGTTCGTTGGACTCCCATTGTGCCCATAGTTTCATCATCGGGATAATAGTCGAAATTATTTTTGGGAGGTGTGCAACAATTTTTGGGTTTTTGAGGGTTATTAATACCAGGACATACTAATGGTTGATTGGTTTGAAGTGGCATTTGTCCGATACCTGAAATATCGGCAACCATAGGTCCACAAGTTTGAGAGTTGCAATAAACAGAACTTTCGCTTGGCATCATTGTGCCAACATCATAAGGTAATTGGCAAGGTTCGCAACAATTTTTTTCACATGCATAGGTTCTATTAAGGTTCATCAATTGGTCTGCATGATGGGTGAGAAACATTCTGTATTGGAAACTGTTGTATGTTTCGTTATTTTGTCTTATTAGATTGTTAACATAACATATTGGTCTATAATCTGTAAAATTTCTTCCGTCTGACATTCTTGGAGGGCATCCAAAAAACTTATTATTGCTTGTTTTATAACATATTCCGTTTTGACAATTACTCATCGTATATTATTAATTAAATAAAATATTTTTAATGTTTTATTTAAATTAATTTTAATTAACAAAAAAAAATATAAATGCCTTATGTTTAATTACTTTGAACTATTAAGTTTTTTAAATCATCTTTTTTTAATTTGGTCGTAAATGAAATTTGCTTTTCAGTTAAAATTTCTTTTAATTGCTTTACTGTTTTATTCTCTAAATCTAATTCCAAAAATGTTTTCTGTTTTAAATCTTTTGAATCATTACTATTCATTTTTATTGTATTCGAGTCATCATTCAATTCTGAAGTATTTAATTTTGAATGAACCAAATTTCCATTATTATCTGAATTACTTTCATTAATTTTTTTAATATTATTTTCAATGTTTAATTTTTCATCACTATTATTTATCAGAGAAGATTCAACCATAGATTCTGTAAACTCTTTTATTCCATCACTATTTACCTGATCATTATTTGAAATATAGTTTTCATTTTCTACAGATAAATCATATCCATTTTCATTTATTGAATCTATTTCTTGATTTTGTAAAATAATTTCACCATTAACATTACTTTCTTCCTTCAAAGTAATATTATTTTCATTTTGGTTATTATTTTCATATTTGCTATATTCATTATTATCTTCCAATTCATCATTGCCATCATCATTATCATTATCATCATCATTAGTTTCGTCATCAATATTATCACTATTCTCCTCATTGGGTTCATCTTCATCTTCATCTTCATCTTCATCTTCATCTTCATCTTCATATTCATCTTCATCTTCATCTTCATCATCATTATTATCTCCATCGTCATTATTCTCATCATTTTCATTTTCTTCATCATATTCATCATCATATTCTTCGTCGTAATCATCTTCATCATCATCAATACATTGGTCTTCCTTAATGTTATAACGATCAAATTCTTTTTTTAACTCTTTATCTGTATGAACAAAGTTGTCTTTAATTTGGTTAGGGTCTATTTCATTGATAGTTGGTTTTATTGATATTTTTTGTTGTGGGGGATCATGTATCTGGGATATTTGTGCATTTTGATTTTGATTTTTATTATCATTATTAATAATTGATGAGGGAGGAGATTCACTATTTAAATTCAATATTTTATTTTCAATATTTTTTATACTGCTTTCAATAGAATCAAATTTAATTTTTGTTTTTTTATGCAAAATATAAACAGCATAACTTAGAACTGCAAAAAGTAAGGTTACGATAATTAAAATATTAGTATTCATTTAATAAAGTATAACAAAAAATATTTTTCATTTAAACTCACAAAAATTTATGAATAATAAAAATTATGATAATTCAATCTTATTCTCTATAATATTTTCAATTTGTTTTAATTTTTTAACAATTTTATTTTTTTTCTTCTTTTTCGTTTTTTTTATTTTATCTTGTTTTTTTAGTTTCTTATAAATTTTGTTCGCATCATCTAATATTTCTTGATCAAAACCTTTCTTCTCTAAAAGTTGGATTGCAATAAATTGCGTTGATATTCCTTTATATATTTTATAAGGATATGATATTTTATCTCCATTTTTCACAATTTGCATTTTGTAATTAACAAAATATGGAGATGTTTTTTCCAATGATGTCAAATAATTAAAATGAGTCGTAATAAGTGATAAACTATTTTTAAAAGAACCTATTTTTTTACAAATTGCATATGCTCCTGATATACCTTCCATCGGATTCGTACTATTAAATATTTCATCCATCATAACTAATGTGAATTTATTCAATTTCTCTGTTATTTTCAATTTTTGTATATATTCTAATGATCTATTCATTTCAGCTTCAAATAATGATTCTTTTCCTTTACAATCCGGTATATTTAAATAAGTCGTTAAATTGTAAAAGGGTGTAAATTTAAGTTCTTTACAAGGGGAAATAATAATAGTTTGTGCAAATAATATAGCGAGCATTAACGATTTAATGAATGTTGATTTCCCTCCTGCATTTGGTCCAGTAATAATTAAATTATTTTTTTCTTTATTTCCGATTAAAATGTTATTTTTAACGACATTATGTTTATTTAAATATGGATGCCAAACTTTTTCAATTTGAATAGATGGTTGATCTGCATTTAAATAGATAGGATAACTATAATGATGATCAAATTTATTGAGATTGTAAACATTTAATATTGAGAAATACATATCTATATTTCCAATATAATTAATAATTGGAATAAATTTATCTTTTTGATTAAGAATTTTTCTATAATCAATTAAAATTCGCCCTTTGTTATTGAAAAATTTATTTTGGGAATCATCTAAATAAATTTTTAGATTTTCGAAAGGATTCTGTAATCTTTCAATATATTTGTGGTCAATTAAATTTTGAATTGCTTCAAAATGAGATAAAAATTTCGAAATCGAAATTATCTTTTTATGAATTATATTTATAATTTTATTTGTACTTATTGCACCATCAAGTGCTACATAACCACTATTTAAATAAAGAATAATCCAAAGGAAAGAACTTATAAATTTTGATAATTTCATTAATTTATTGTTGTTGAGTTGTGGAAACAATCCGCCAGAAAATCCCATAGTGGATTGGACTATTGTTTTATAAAATTTAAATGGAATTTTTATTTTAAAAACGAATCTAACCATAAGAAATGGAATTATAATTGCAATAATAGGATAGAATACAGAAATGAATGGGGAAATCAATATTTTATAATAAGATTTGAAATTCATTAATCTTTCATTTTTATTGAATCTTTTCATGATTACATTATTAAAATAAACTCGATTAAAAAATTCATCAATTTCTTTTCCCTTTTGTTTCCATAACCAAAAAATATCATTTTCCAATGTTTTTATTATACATAAATTATTCAAAACTTGATCATTAATTTTCAAGTTATTTAAATCAATCAATAAATTCTTTCTTTGATTTAGTTCATTAATATTAGTTACTGGATTTCCAAGTAAATGTTCAAATTTTATTTTACCTATTGATGTTTTAGTATGATCTAATTTACTAATAATTGATTTAGTATAATCACCATAATTACCATTGAATAACTCAAGATCATTCATAAAATCTAATGATAATGATTTTTCTTTAATCCTTGGACTAATAATAGTTTGGATAATTTCATTTTTTTCGTGTTGGTGAATTATGGAAACAGCAATTTCTTCTATTTTTTTATAATCAAATAATTTATTTTTTAATTTATTAATCATTTAGATTCTAAAAATAAATTAAAAATTAATATTAAACTCTACATTTTATTTTAAAAAAAAAATTTGATAAAACAATTAAAATATTTTTTAGAAATACCAAAGAAATGAATAAATCTAAAATAATTTATGATTCTATACATGGAATGATAAGATTATCACCTATTTGTATACAAATAATAGATACACCAGAATTCCAAAAATTAAGATCAATTCACCAGCTCGGAACTTGTTATTACGTATTTTCTGGTGCAAGTCATAAACGCTTTGAACATAGTATCGGCGTCTGTTATTTAGCAAGACAATGGATTGAAATGATAAAAAATAATCATCCTGATTTGGAAATTAGTGAAGATACTATTGAAATATTACAAATTGCAGGATTATGTCATGATTTAGGACATGGTCCATTTAGTCATATTTTTGATAATGGATTTTTACCTAAATTCGTTGACTCGAAAAATCCTCTGATAATACATGAAAATAGATCATGTTTAATATTTAAAAGAATTGTTAAAAAATATAATATTGCATTGACAGATAATGATATTGAAAAAGTAATAGATTTGATTGAACCTAAGAAATTTATTGTTGAACCTAAATGGGTATATTCAATCGTTTCCAATTGTTTTAATGGAATAGATGTCGATAAATTTGATTATATCCAACGTGATACCAAACAAATCGGTTTGAATTATGGTTTTGATTTTCAAAGTCTATTTAAACTTACAAGAATAATAGATCATAAAATATGTTATCCATTAAAAATGATTTTCGAAATAAATAATCTATTTCAAACAAGATATCGTTTGCATAATGAAATATATAATCATCCAGTTGTAAAATCCATAGAATACATGATTATTGATATATTTTGCTTATGTAATGATCATCTAAAAATATCTGAAAGTGTTTCTACCAGCGAAAATTGGGAAAAATTTTGCAGATTAGATGATACAATATTAGTAAATATAGAGAATTTAAATGTAGCATCATCAGAAATTGAAACTGCCAAAACGATTATAAGAAATATAAAATTAAGAAAATTATATAAATATGTTGGAGAAATTAATCTTAAAATTCCTATAGAAATTAAAGATCTTAATGATATTTTAGCTTGGATATCAAATCACAAAATGGATATTCCAGATTTTAAATTAATCAAAGATGATATAATTATACATAGTTTGGATTTAAGCTATCATTTTAATCCATTTGATCATGTCGATTTTTATGATCCAAATACTATGAAAATATTAGAAATAAATAGAGAGGATTATTGCAATATTCGTCCAATAAATGATAAAAAAATAAGATTATTCTGCAGGAATCTAAATAAAATGGATGATGTTAAAAGATTATTGGAAACGTTTAAAACAATTTATTATGATAAATGTAAGACTCAAAAATTAGATTGAAAAAATATATTAACTAATAATAAGAATAAATAAAAATAGATGAAAGATGTTAAATTTTTTTTATTAATTATTTTAATATTTGTATTAATTCTAAGCTTGTTTAATAATTCAAATGAAAATTATACAAATAACTTCCAAAATTATATAGGAACAAATGAAAACAATCAAAAATATATCTGTAATATTAAGAACAGACCAACTTATTTAAAACCAAATCCAACGGATCCCAATAGATTTATAATAATCGAAAGGGAAATTGACCAGAATGCATGTTTTCCTAGATGTCCATCATGTCCTCCTAGTAATCAAAACATAATCAATTATCAACAAGAAGAAATAGGATATGATGCAATAGATTATTCGGAACAACAGCAAACTATTGATGAAGATATACCAGATCAAACAGATTGTGTTAATACTGCTAGGAACTGTGGGCAGGCAAATACTTCACAGAGATGTAAAGGAGCCTATTGTCCGTATGAAGATCTTAAGGGAAAGTGTACTTGGTGTGGAAACGAGTGTGTAAACAAAAGTGTAGGATGTGGAGATGCATCACCTCCACCGAGTGATGATAATGATGATGATGTTGATGTTGATGTTGATGTTGATGATGATAAAGGTGAAAAATGTCCTGCTAGTTGTACATTTTCATCTCCGGGGAAGGCTGTAAGTTGTAAAAACAAATGGGCGGAACCCTGTAAGGGGAGTGGATGTTGTTTTCCGAAAAAGATCAGCCAGGGATGGAAATGTGCGGGTGCGGGTCATGATAGTAATGATAGATGTAAAGGTCCTTCATGGGATACCAAAGAAGGTCAGAATAAAAGATGTGAGTGGGTGGCGAATAATAATTGGTATTGTACATCGGGACAGAAAACTTGTATACAGAATCCAACGAGCAGTCAGTTAGAAAATAATCCAGATTTAAAAAAATTCACTTATTCGCAATGTAGAATATAAAAAAAGTAAGAAATAAATGTTTAATTTGGTTTTAGAAATAAAATAATATCAAAGATATATTATATTTCTAAAAATAAATAATTTTTAATTAGATTTAAATCAAAAAAAATATTGTAAATAATATAATGAAAAAAGCAATTAAATATTTTCTTATTTTTTTATTATTTTTTATTTTATTATTATGTATTTTTAATACAAAAAAAAATGATAAATCCGAAAGATTTCAGATTAATAATTTAGGAAAACAATTAACGTGTAGACCCAAAAATTCGAAAAATATGTTTCCACAACCAATATGTATTAGATGGGAAAGGGTTTCCGAACCGGAATCATGTAAGACCCCACAAGCCCCATGTCCTCCTCAATCATGTCCTTCATGCGCGACTGATAATATGTCTGAAAGCATAGTTAATAATTACCAAGAGACTAATGAATATGATGTAATGGATTATTCGGAACAACAACAAACTATTGATGAGGATGTACCAGACCAGACCGATTGTGTTAATACTGCTAGGAACTGTGGACAAGCAAATACTTCTCAAAGATGTAAAGGAGCGTATTGTCCGTACGAAGATCTTAAGGGAAAATGTACTTGGTGTGGAAACGAGTGCGTAAATAAAAGTGTAGGATGTGGAGATACATCATCTCCTCCAAGTAATGATAATAATGATGATGATGATGATGATGATGATGATGATAAAGGTGAAAAATGTCCTGCTAGTTGCACATTTTCATCTCCAGGAAAGGCGGTAAGTTGTAAAAACAAATGGGCGGAGCCTTGTAAGGGGAGTGGATGCTGTTTTCCGAAAAAGATCAGCCAGGGATGGAAATGTTCAGGAGCGGGTCATGATAGTAATAATAGATGTAAAGGTCCTAATTGGGACACCAAAGAAGGTCAGAATAAAAGATGTGAATGGGTAGCGAATAATAATTGGTATTGTACGTCGGGACAGAAAACTTGTATACAGAATCCAACAAGTAGTCAGTTAGAAAATAATCCAGATTTAAAAAAATTCACATATTCGCAATGTAGAATATAAAAAAAGTAAGAAATGAAATGTTTAATTTGGTTTTAAAAATATTAATATTAAAATATTTTGTAAATATATATTAATATTATATTTATATTGGAATGAGTAAATCATTTAAAAATTTAATTATTATTTTTTTATTCATTTGTTTAATAATTTGTATAATGTTTAAGCCGATTAAAGAGGGCTATCATGATCCTAGGAAAGATAAAAGACAAATTATTTTAGATGTATCTAGATTCCGTAATAATTTTAATAATAGAATTAGAAATCGGAATAATAATAGAAATATGAGAAATAGAAATAATAATAGATTGGCAGGAAGAAGAATAAATATGAATCAGGAGAAAATATGTAAGATTGATCGATATTTACCTCCAGGAAAAAGAGTAATGAATATTAAGCCTCCAGTATGTGTGAAGTGGAAAAGGATTTGGAATAATCCTGTAGAGCAACCCAATTGTCCATGTCCATCTTGTCCTCCATCTCCCGCAATAGAAGTACCCTTGGAGATACCTTATGCTGTTCCTGCTCCTGTGGAAGTGCCGATTCAAACAATGGAGACAATACCAGAGCCAAGTGAAAATATGCCTAATGAAATAGACGAGCAAGATAATGAAGTTGATTCACCAAAAAAGCCAAAATTGAATAGTGGAGGTTGTACTGGTAAATGTGATTGTACGGGAATGTCGAGTTTCAAATCAATAATTGGATGTATGGATTCGTATGATAATTGTAAGAAAGCTGATAAATGTTGGTTTGTAGAAATGGGTGGTGGTTTTAAGTGTGAGCCTCATACATGTTATTGTAATGATTCTGCAAATAATAATACGCCATGTGAAAAAGATAATGAGGGAAATGATATTGTGGTTGCTGTTCCTTGTGGACTAGAATTGAAGAGCGTATCCAGTAAAACTAAATCTAATTGTGAGAAAGCATGGGATGATGTATGTAAAAAACAGTGTGAAGATAAAAATTTAGAATGTCCTGGATTTTTAAATGGAGATTCTTGTATTACTCCTGGTAGTAATCAAAATACAAATAATGAAAATGGAAATCAACAAAACGGAAATCAACAAGATAATAATAATGATACTAATGAAAATGATGACAATCCTAATGAAAATAATAATAATACTAGTGATAACGATGGAAATGAAAGTTTTAATGACTATTCATGGTTTTATAAACATAAATTTCTATAATAATATATATAATTTTATTAATTTCTCTTCATAAAAAAAATAAATTAATAAAATTTTTTTTTTTTTTAATATTAATTAATTATTGATTTAAGCATTTATACAAGTATCATCCGAAATACATTGATTATCATCAATAAATAAATTATTATCATTAGTGGGAAATGATGCTTGAAGTAATATTCCACACATTCCCGATTTGCCTTCAATATCATCTCTTTTCATTTTCATGTATCCAGATTCTCCCCATGATGTACCCCATGAATTTTTAATGATCCAATATTTTTCACCATTTTCTTCGCCATAACCTACAAGTAATACTCCATGGTCTAAATCTGTTTTACAATTATTATCATTATAAACACCTGACGAATAGAATCTAAAACCGATTGTATCTGCTTGTATAGCTACAGAAATTGGTTGCTTCATTACTGCAAATTTTAATGCTTCAGGAGAAGAGGATTCTACATCATAACAACCCGAAATTTGTACTGCAGAATTACAATCACGACATTTTCCTTGGACTGGTGAATAAGGATAATCCTCTTCAAGACATAATCCTCCATTTCTGTTAATGTAATTGAAAGCAAAATCCATAAGTCCACCCTGACATCCACTGTTTGCACGTGAACAATCAACAAGTTGTTTTTCTGATAAAACGAGTAATTCTCCATTTTCAACAAAATTTAAACCTTCCACTGCTTGTGCTGAAGAAAATGCCCAACAACTACCACAACTACCTTGGTCTTTAACTGCAGTAACAGCTCCATCGGTGATCCAATCTACTGATTCTTTTAGCATCTCACTATTTTCATTTGAATATATCGGACATTGAAAACTTTTTTCTTGTATTTCAGATTTGTAAAGTTTATTGAATTCTTCGTTAGTAATATCTGCAAATTGATTTACTTGCAATAAATAACTATTTTCATTATTGTTATGGTTTCGAATATATTCCAAATTATCTTTAAAAATATTTTGTCTTTCAAAATAATGATGTTCATTATTGTAAATTTTATTATGATCTCTAATAAATCTTGAAAATTCTAATGAATAATTATCTTCTTTAGGATCACATAATTCCAGTTTTTGACAAATGATTTCACTTGTCATACTAACATCATTAATAAATTTCTCAAATTGTAAAATATTTTCTTCAACAATTTCCTCGCATTTATCAGATAATTTAACTGGTAATTTACTACATTCTTTAATTATATCATTTGCTATAAGTGGGAGTGGTATTTTTTCTTCGACTTTACTTATTACGAATTTTTCTGCCATGGCGACAACATATTCACAAGTATTACATTTAATATTGTAACTATAAATTGTTGGAGAATATAAGGCAAAAAGAAGGAAGATGTTTTTAAAAATTTTCATTTTTAATAGATAAAATATGAATTATTTGTTTAAGTATAATTTTTATTAAAATATTTTTATTAAAAAAACAGTATTTTAATTAAATATGTAAGAATTAAAATTATATTTAAGAATGGAAATTATCAAAATTATTATTATAGGGAAGATTATTTATTTTAAAAAGTGATTGATTATAATATTTTATAAAAGGATCTGTGGGATCTATTGTTGAAATTGTTTTAGTATAATAAATTTTGATGAGATCATTTATTTTTTTGTATGTTTTTAATTTTTTTTTAATAGATCTATTACATTTTTGAGTTATTTTATTTTTTTTGGTTTTATTTTTTTTTTTTAAATTAATCATTATATAATTAATGATTATTTAATTTAGAGCGAATGGTAATTATTTAAAAAAATATTAAATAAAAATATAAAAAAATAAAATGAAGATTTTATCATTTGATGTAGGAATAAAGAATTTAGCTTATTGCATAATGAGTGTTGAAAATGATAAATATAAAATATTTAAGTGGGAAATTATTAATTTGACTCATGATTATGTAAAATTAAAGAAAAATAATGTAAATATAGATGTTGAATTTATTATGCATTATAAAAAACTAAAGATAAATGATTTAAAAGATTGTATGAAAAAAATAGGATTAGGAACAGAGGATGGTAAAAAAAAGAAAGATTTAGTTTTGATGTGTGATGAGTATTTAAAAAAGAATAAATTAAATAATTTGACAAAATGTAAGAATATATCATTATTTGATTTAGGAAAGATTTTGTATAATAATTTAGATGAATTGATGAATATAGGTATGTTTAATGATATAGATGAAGTAATAATAGAAAATCAACCGGTATTAAAAAATCCAACAATGAAATCGATTCAAATATTAATATTTGGATATTTCATAAATTTGACAAACAGAAATAAGAATTTAATAAGTAACATAAAATTGATATCCGCAAGAAATAAATTGAAAGTTTATAATGGTCCAATTATAAAAGATAATTACAAAATAAAAAATAAATATAATCTTACAAAAAAATTAGCTATTGATTATTGTAAATATATGATAGATGATCAAAAAGATTTTTTAATATTTTTTAATAATCATCCTAAAAAAGATGATTTAGCTGATTGTTATTTGCAAGGTGCTTATTATTTATGTCAAAATAAAAAAAAGAAAAAAAAATCTAATCAATCATCAATTCATACATATTTTAAATAAAAATATATAAAAAAAAACTATATCTTTAAATGATAAAAATAAATAATAACTATATGATTGCGTTAAGTATTTAAAATTACTTTCTCTTAGTAATAAATAATGGAAGAATTAAATTTAGATTTGAATAATGATAATAATATAATACCACTTGGGATTAATGATAAAGATGAGAATATAAAGATAAACGTAAGTAAATCAAATGAGTCAAGTCCTATAAATTCAATAAAAAAATCATTTTCATCGGAACCGAATTTATCGGTTTATACAAAAGGAATTGATAATGTAGAGGATAAAGTGGTACCAACATTAGGTTTAGATTTATTAACTGATAAAAAAAAGTCAATTTCGGGAGATGTAAAACCAATTGAATCGAAGTCAGATAACACGAATTTCAAAAGTGATGGTCTTGTTTCTGCAACGGAGACAACAGATGATGTTTTAAAATTCTTGGATGATAACACGAAAGAACCTAATTTTGATTCAATTTCAAATATAGATGTGAATTCAATTTCTGGAGATAAAGCTGATAATAAAATAAATGATTTTGATTTTTTTCCCGAGTTGAAAGATACAACTTTGGATTCAAATAATTTATTTGGTGATGAAAAAGATTCTGAAGTAAAGATTGAATCAAATAATATAAATGATAATAAGAGTCAGACATTTAACAATAATTTTGATCCTTTTAAAAAAGATGATCCTGAACCGAAAATTGAAGAAAGTCCCTTACCTAGAAGAAAAACAATTGAGGAAATTCAGAAAGATAAACAAGAATTATTATTTAAATTAGCAAGATTAGAAGGAAGAGGTATTATATTATCAAAGACTTTTACAATGCAATCAAGTTATGATGAAATGAAAGAAGAATATGAGAGATTGAAAAGAAATAGAGAAATCGATAATAGTATAAAATTTCAACGAAAAATGCTTATGGCATTTTCGACCGGAGTTGAGTTTCTAAATAATAAGTTTGATCCATTTGATGTGAAATTAGATGGATGGTCAGAAAGTGTTCATGAAAATATAAATGATTATGATGAAGTTTTTGAAGAATTACATGAAAAATACAAAGAAAAAGCTCAGATGGCACCAGAATTAAAATTATTAATGATGGTTGGTGGAAGCGCATTTATGTTTCATCTAACAAATACAATGTTTAAATCATCATTACCAGGTATGGGAGATATTATGAAACAAAATCCTGAATTAATGAAACAATTTGCATCGGCAGCAGTAAATACTATGGGGAAACAAAATCCTGGATTTGGAAATTTTATGGGAGATTATCAAGAAATGAAAGATCAAAATTATGAAAGAAACAGACAAAGAAATATGGAAAGAGAAATGGAAATGGAAAGAAATATGGATAGAAATATGAATAGAAATATGGGAATGGGAAATAATATGAATTATAATAACGATTCCAGAAATTTAAATCAAAATTATCAGGATATACGGAGACAAATGAAAGGTCCAAGTGGTGTAGATGATATATTAGATCAATTGAATACAAATGAAGTAAATCAAGTAAGAAATATTGAGGTTTCAGGAACAAATAAAAAAAAAGGAAAAAAAAAGAAACAATCTGGAATAACACTTGATCTTTAAAGATAATTATTACAGAAATTTAAATAAAAATAGAATAAATGAATTATTTTTTTTTTGAATTTTTAAAATTTTTAAAAAAGTTTAATTTTTCAATATTCATTAAATATGTTTTTTTTTTATTATTGAATTCATTTTGTATTATATCTTTTATAGTTGTATTTTTTTTATTTTTATAAATATCATGATATTTTAATAATTCCTTTGCCTTATTTATTTCTTCTTTCGGAATATCACTAGTATATTTAAAGTGTCTATATTTTTTTGGAATGATACAATATTGACTATCTTCATTAAAAATACCTGTAACAAGAATTACAAATGCTGCGGTTAGTAAAAAAGATACCCAAATGTCTCGAGTAGCAGTAAAAAACACAGTAAATAAAATAAGTCTTCTAACAATCCTACTTCCTAAAAATTTTTCGTGACTATAAGTTAATTCCATCGAAATAAACTTAGAGCCTACATTTAATAAAATCATAACTAGACCAACAAAATATTTATTATTATTTAATACATCTAAAGATTTCCAGAAATCATTTGGTTTTGATACAGATTCCACCAATTCATCCATTTACTATTATCTATTAATATTTTTTTATTTTTTTTTTATGAAATTTTTTCTTTAAATAATTTTATTGCATTATCTAGTTCAGAAATTTTATTATCTAATTTAGTATCCATTAAATAATTTTTATGAGCAGAAGATAAAAAGGTTTCCATTGCTCGTTTCCTTTTATTTCTTTCAAGTTGTTCATTTTCATCAAGTTCATTATTTAATATAAATCCTATTTTTTTGGGATCTAACCCTTGGTTCTTTTTCTTTTTCTTTTTTTTTTTTTTTTTTTTTTTTTTTTTTTTTTTTTTTTTTTTTTTTTTTTTTTTTTTTTTTTTTTTTTTTTTTTTTTTTTTTTTTTTTTTTGTTTTTTCTTTTTTTTTTTTTTTTTTTTTTA